ACTTCTCCTCTCTCTCACGTTTTCTTCGCTTGAACTGACCAACTTGCCTATGCAAACGCTGAAGCATACGCTTAAACTCCCAATCCTTCATAATCATCCTTCTCTATTCTCCTCTATAAGATATGTTATGCCATTATTTGTATTGTTTTCGATTCTTGACAAAAAATCAAGGAGTTTTATTTCTAAATTTTCTATGTCCTTTTTAAGGTTGTCCATTTTTATGTTTAGATTCCTTAATTCTATTATTTGTCGCTGTTTTTGGCTTGCCATTATTTTTTCTCCTCTAACAGTTTTTCAAGATAAGTTAGAAACACCTTTTTGTATGCTTCATCAAGATAGCCATAGAAAGCGACAACATCAAAGTTTTTCATCTGAAACTTTCGCCAAAAAAGAACAGATGACACTTGTTTATCAGCAAAAGCCTCTTCGCCAAATCGTTGCTCAGGGTTTTGATTTCCCGCATAACATCGATTAGCTTCGGCTCTGGAACTTTCTGTTTTTCCAGCTTCGGGGTCTCTCCTTTATTCTGTTCCTTCATTCTTCGGCAGCCTCCAACTGTGTGGTTCCGCAATCGATTGTCTCTGCTTTCTTAATTAATACGGCATTTTTGGCGTAGAGACTTTGAACCATGTAGCCCTTGCTTAACCAATCGTCAACCTCATCAAGATTCACCGATTTGACGCTGACAATCTCTGATTCCTCTTTCACGATTTCGTCAAAATCCATGCTTCCGCAGTAGGGGCAGCACCGATACTCGGTGGCTTCAATTTCCTTATCAATTTCAGATGTGATTGTTTTGGTTGCCGCATACAGAAACTTTCTGTTGCAGTTCTCACATTCGTACTTCTTTGCCATTATGCCCGCATCCTCCTGAGTCCCTCAACGTCGTCTCGAATCGCATCAACAATCTCAGATAGTCGCTTCTTTGTTATCGGCGCCTTGTAGCTGTAGCTCCTGACTGTGCAGCCGAATCTTTTCTTCAGCAACCGTCTAAGTTCGGTGTCTTTAGCTTCCCGTTTCTGGTGAATCTGTTCTCCGTCGATGTACACTGCCAAGTTCACGTCTGGGAAATAGAAGTCTGGTTTTGTGGATAAGAGACAGAACTCTTTCTGAGTCTCTATCGGCTGTAAGCCTACTTCAGAGACACAAAGTTCAGAGAAAATCTTTATTTCCGCGTTGCTTACACTGTAGTCTTGGGCGGGGTCAAGGAATCGTGTGTAGCTCATTTCTGCGAGTCCTCCTCTAACACTTATCTTTTTAATCCATCAATGAAATTTACAAACATTGTAACAAAAGCCAATATTATTACGATTACATTTATGGGGGAATCAATAAGCACCAAAATAGAAGCACATAAAACCCCATTAAGAATGTATGAAACAAAATCCCATTTCTTCATTTTTTCACTCCCGTATTAGTTGAATGTAAACTCTCTTTGTGTGGTCTAACCATAGTTAATCCCACAGGTGATTGTTTGAAGTATGGACGCACTCTAAATTCTTGGCAAACGTTTTTGTCGTTTTCCACAACCTTATGGTGCGTAACGCACCAATCTTTTCTATGAAAAACACAGTTTAGGCAATTATGTTCGCCATCTGAGTTTATTGGAGAGAAATAACAGTCACAACCAAAACGAAAAATGCTCGCCTCTGTAGGTTGTGTGTTTCTTTTTACGCAAAAATGGTCAAACAAACTATAGCAGTTATAGCACTCTTTTGCATGAACAAAATCTTGTGGATAAATGTTTGTCATGGCGTTTTCATCTCTTTTTTATTACAATAGTTATCTGGAACGATGAACTGATGTTTTAAGTCTAAATTCCAAGTCTTGTCTCTCCCTCTACCATGAGAAGTTGGAACAAGAACCTTCTCATCTTCTAATTGTTTTCTAGCTGTCCACCAAGCAGACCAATACAACCGTTTATGCCATTTTCCAGTAGCGTTTAAATTCCTTGTTAGTATATCAGGGTTTTCTCGCACAAGTTGTATTACCGCTTCTCTCGCTTCAGGTAGTAATAGTTCAGTGACAAATGTTTGAAGCTCTCTTACGTCTCTGCGGAGATTTACAGTTACAGGATTCCAATCAATCATCTTTCTTTGCACCCAACTCTTTGTAACCATTCAAAGCTAAATAGGTAAGATAACACATATTCGCAACATCGGCAAGTTCAGCCTCAAAAGCCTGTTTCAGCAATCGCAGTTTATCTTCATCTTCAAAATCCAAATCTCCTTTTGTCTTAGTTTTGTGAAGGAAATGTGTGTATTCATAGTATGCCGAAACTGCCTCCATGTGTTCACGTCGAAAATTTTTGAATAGAAGTTCTACGGGAACATTCATTGTTTTATGTTCATTCATCAGTAGTTTAGCTTCTCGGATTTTCTCAAAATCTTTAGTTCTTCTGTCTTTCATTATTTGCTCAGTTTTGGTCATTCTCTTTTACTCTCCAACAGATTTTTTAAGGTATTTTGAGTATTTGCTTTTGTTTTTGCAATCTCTTAGCAAGTTCTTGAAGAAATCACAGTTCTGAAAGTCTCTATCTGTGCAATCTATACCGATAACTTTTCGGCATTTTTCAAGCATTGGACATTGTTCTTTCAATGTGAGTTACCTCCTATCAATCATTTTCTAGTTCCATCTTTAAACTTAAACAGAACTCATCCTCTTCCCTCGTTAACGGTTTGCCCTGATGCAGCTTGACAATCAGCTCCTTTATCGATTTGCTGAGACCCTTCAACGGTTGCATCTCCAGACTATTTGAAGAAAGGTTTTGAGGAAGCAGCATAGGCAGTTGGGGCGGTAGTAGCATTGTTTCTGGTTGCTGCCATGATAGAATTGGTGCGTAAACTCGCTAAAACTCATTGTTGTTTCTCCTTTTTTCTTAAGATTACCGATCCGGCTTCTATAGTGTCGCCTTCCTCAACTAGGCACCATTCCAATGGGTCTCCTGCCTTCAGGTCTAAAGCTGCTATTGCCCGAACTTCTGTTTTGACGGTTGTCTGGTAGTTGCTGCTGAGCGTCGAATACTCTAGATGCTTCACCGTTTTGTCTCCTAGAGGTTGGTTCCCCTGTAAACCAGTTTTATGTTGAGGGGAGCAAGCGCCTTTCTAACGTCTTTTAACCGTTTCTCTGTAAGCTCTGACAGGTTAACACTATATTTTCCATACTGAAAGAACACTGGGTAAGTGACTGTTGGCTGAGTTAGTTTTCGTCCAGCCTGCTTTATCCTTCGAAGGTTCCTGTCCATCTCTTCGCTCATATTTTCTCCCAGCGTGGTAGATCATAGACTGGTTTCCAAGGCACAAGTCCAATCTTGTTTTCTTTGCAGTTTTTCATCGTTTTATTCCCCTGTAATGGTGTGTTATACTTGTATATAATCTTTTAGGTTTCTTTTAACTTATTTTTTTCCATCTTATACAGCGACAGTTACTACACCAAAAAGCCTTCTGACCATTATTCCGTAGTCTCTTCATTGTTCTATCTCTACGTTTCAATCCTTGTTTTAATGGATTTCATCCTCCGACATAATCATCAACATTATAATCAAAATCCTCAAGAGCATAAGAGATTGCGGCGGTAACCAACCCGATTAGGGCAACGATTGCGCCTACAGTCAAATTTGGATAACGAGGTTCATAAATAGCGGGTCTATCTTGAACCCAAATATGACGAGGTGGAACATTGTTTGGGTGTAATGGATCAGGTTCCCAATGTCCATGTCCTTCATCAACCATCACTTCATACGTATCAACGAAAGCAGCATATAATATTCCAGCTACTATCAACACTGCACCTAACACCAATATTGCCCTATTCATTTTATGTCCCTTCTATAGCCTTTTATGTTATCTACGATGTTGGCGACTATCTCTGCAAGTCGAGCCTTTGTGATTGGAGCCTTGTATGTGTAGCTTAGGATTTTGCAGCCATGCCGTTTTTTGAGTAATCTTCTGAGTTCCACGTCTTTTTCTTCACGGTTACGATGAACGACATCGCCGTCTATATAGACTGCTAAGTTGATGTTTGGAAAAAAGAAGTCAGGGGTTGTTGATTGTAGGCAGAACGGTTTTTGTGTTAGCGGATAAATGCCTTCACTGTTTAGTCTTTGTAGGATTGCCGTTTCTGCGGCGCTTACTTTCACGTTCATTCGCTCTCTGTAGCTCATTGTTTCATCAATTTCCTTAATTCTTCATCTAAAACCGTGTGAATGCTTTTGACGGGTAAGTGACTGACTGCGCCCGCAAACTTTTTCTTGTTTGGATTATATTTTCTGTTGTGCATTCGAGCATCTAAATATTCCCATACGTCAGCTCTGAATCTAACAGTTATGGCAACATCGTCTTTTTCATGCTTAAACACTGTCATTGTTTCCTCACCGCCTTTTTTTGACGTATTCGCTTGGTTCATCAACCTCTATGAAACAGTCACGGCAGGGTTTTTCGCTATAGTCTGTATCGAAATATTCACAGTTTTGGCATAGGCTGGAATCGTTTGCGAATTTGTCTAGGTCTCTGATTTTGACTTTCATTTCGGCTGCCACTCAAAGATTTTCGCGACCTTGTCAGAAACCCAAATCATGTTTAAAGCTCTGAGAAAAGTGTTCGCTTTATTCCAATCGTCACTGCTAACTCTAATCTTAAATTTCACCGTGTTTCCTATGCCTTCCCTGAATCCGAATACAAGGTCTTGTTTGGCTGCTTCGCTTATTGGAAATGTGGCTGCTGGCGGTAACTGGATTTTCGTTTTAGCTTCTTGCGCTGTTGATTTTGGCGTTTCTAGCTTACGTGTTGGCGGATTAGTTCCCCTGATTTCATTACGTACATCAGCAACATTAGAAACCATAGCTACAACGGCGGCGTTTACCTGGCCCATCTGCTCTGAGAGCGCAAACATGGCGCGATCCTGTTCCTGTTTGTCTTCAATTATTCTGGCGCCTAACGCTTTTACGGCTTCCACGGTTTCTATGATGTCGTTTTGGTATCTGTTCAGCTGTAGCATTACGTCTCTCAGTGTTGGTTCAGGAGATTCTGCAACTTCAAAGATTGGTTCTTCTTGCTCTTCGATGTTGTCTAATCTGTTCTTTTTTTCTTTGTCTTTTCGCGGTTTAACCATTTTCATTCAATCCTTATGTGTAATTGTTTGACTAATTATTCTTTTATGACCTAAAACTATCTCATAGTGATGACTAGATGCTGTTAATAGAGATGCAAGAGCACGGGTCCAACTTAGTTTAGCTGAGTCTTTATTTCCTTTACATTCTATTTTAGTTTTGGTTTTAATAATTACATCGTGTACAATATCAAGCTGCTCTAATAGTTGCTTTCTTGCTTTATTTTGCTCTTCTAGTGTAAACGTGTATTCTATTTTTTCAGTCATTAAATATCATTTCTCCTTCAGATTCTTTAACCATATGTCTAGAGCCTCATCGATTAAGGCTTTCACTTTTGTGCCTCGCTTATGAGCCTCGTAAACGAGTTCTGCGTATTTGCTGTCAGGAACATAATAGTTAATTGCAGGCATTAAGGTCTCCACCGTAAATGATTAAATTCTGGAAATAGTTTTCTAGCTCTTGTTTCAGATATTTTATCCCCATAGTTCCGTACCTTCTCAACACTATCGATGATGCTTCCAACATAACATGCCCAATCTTTGACGGCTCCTTCAACCGCCACATATCTATAGATATTGTCTGTTTTTGACATGAACAGTTTTTGGTTATTCATTTTGTTTGTTTCATCCTCCATACTACACAATCAACAACAACAATATATAAAACTATAAGACAAAAAACAGACATATACAAAAGAAAACTGCAACAAACCACACACCACAAACACTCCATTTTTTAGAGGATTGTACAGTCAAGTTACCGCATTTATTTATTATTTATTTATTAAATTTTTTATTTAGAATTAGGTAGATAGATAGAATAGAAGGTCAAAAAAAGAGATTAGAGACTCAGGGCGGCTTTTCGCTCCCTTCAGTTATCCATACGATCCATTTTGGCATTAGTTTCATCAATGTTTGCCACCTGAAACTTGCGCTTCTACGCCTTAGACCCGCTGGCAATTTTCTTAGTGAAAAGCGTCTGAGAGTTCCTAACCCTTCAGCAAATTTGATTGCCCTGTGAACTGCTGACCTGCTCCGTCCGAAGGCGTCTGCAATCTGGTTAATGGACAATCCGACTCTTCGCAGCTTCACAAAACCTGCCCTTTCTCTGGCTAAGAATGGTACTCTACATCTTTGCCGTTGTGGTTTTGTTTTCTTGCCCCAATAAATCATGTCTTTATCACTTTGATTCCGCCATGCAGCCGCTTAATAAAATTTTGTTCACCCGCATGCACTTTACAAAGCATCACTTCGGTTACATGTGGTGGGTAGCCGCTGATTTCACAGAAACATTCTAGCTTCACCGTTCTTTTCTTCACGTATGATTCTCCTTGCTAAAGCTAAAGGAAACAAAAAATATATAAAGCCATAAGTCTAATACGGTACATATACCCTCATTCGTGATTCATTTCTCTCCTCTCACAGTGTTTGAGAGGTTGACGAGAGGCTAGAACATCAATGAGCTACACAGAACAAAAAAAACGGGCAAGACTACACGCACTAAACAACTGCCATCATGATCTAGTGATAGGAGAAAAAGCCGTAACCGCAAAAACCCTGCTCATGGTCACCAAAAAACTCAAAGAAGAGTTTGATGGCGGCGTATATCAGAACATAATCAACGCGTATGCTTCCGGAAATGTGATTGTGAAATGTCCCAGCCTAAAATTCAAGCCATAAACTACAAGCATACAATATCACTCAATAAACAAATCCTACACGTAAGAAACTATGGAGTTCCCGACCTAACGCCAATAGCGGAGTGGTAAAAAAATTGGCAACCCCAAAATGCAGCCACCTCAGAATATACAGCAACTTTGTTGGACACAAGTTCTGCGCAAAAAACAAGCCAATCCTAGCTGAATGTGACCTATCATGCTTCCTCAAACATTCCTCGCCCTAATCATCGTGTATCAGCTAGCGTTAGCCGCCCGTGACTTCACGGTTACAGGACTTATGGCGAAGGGGCAACCAGCCGACTGGAAATTCTACAGCTACTGCATCGTAACCACAATAGAAGTCACAGCCCTAGCTGCATTAGCTGCACTCACCGAACCCAACACCTTAATCGCCACACTGAAAGCATGGACTGTCATGCTCTGCTGGATCGGCGGAGCTCTCGACTGGATATACTTTGGACTCCGCAAACTCGTATCAAACGAGGACTTCCCAGAAATAACAATGTCATGGTTCTGGATGCCCGCCATATTCCCCTACATCACACACGAAAAAATCACCTTCAGCCACCCAACAACAAAGCACTGGCTCGTCTACACGGCGCTAATGTGGCTTCCTTGCATCACATGTTGGATAATCATTTTAACATAGGCGAATTTTTTGAAGAAAATCAACTTCCGAAAAATCCTAGCAAACGCCTCAGCCGTATTCATATCCACCTTCGCTGGAATCGTAACCGCAAACGGACTAATCAGACTCGACATAAGCCTCAAAGAAATCTTGATATTAGCAACATTCCCCGCATTGATTCAAGCTGCGATGGCATTCTGCAACGAATGGAAGAAAGCCGAGGAACAACTCGAAAACGCCGCTGAAAACTCAGGCAATGTAGCCGCAACAGCCCATGCATTCTTGACCCTGCTCAAAAAGCTGAACCTGAAAGACTTCATCATATTCGACGACTAGCTTCTGTTAGGCTCTAGGCTAGAACTCTCCTGCCCGTGCATCCATGTAAAAGTAAACGAATTGAGTGATGTTTAATGTCCTTTCACTCGACATCAGGGAGGGATGCTTGCTTAACTATACGTGATGTTGGGCTTGCCGAAGAGTCTACATGCCCGCCTAACAGAAAAGCTCTTCGTGAAAAAGATGAATCTACAACTGAAAAAACTTGCTCACATCCTATTCAATCTCGGCTACTGGATGTTCTTCTGGGGAGCATACGAACAAGCCTACCAGAACGGACAGCCCATATGGAGCGGAACATGGGGCTTTCCAGTCCCGCATCATTACCTAATCGGAGCAGCAATCGCCTACGTAGCGTATCTAATCTTAACACTCAAGAAGGATGTCACATTTGTCACCAAAAACACGCATAAACCCAGAAGCCCGAAGACAAACAATCCTAGAAAACATTCTAACCCACAGCTATGAGGAACTTGCAAAACTCTGCGGATGTTGCAAAAGAACCATAATCCGAGACATCAAACAGTGGAAAGCAGAAGGCGGATTCGAGGAACTGCTATTCAATGAGTTTCTGAAGCTGTACCCACAAGTCAAAGAATCCAACCCAGAGAAGGCGCTAGACAAGCTTGTGTACCTAATGGGTAAGGGCATGACTCAGAAACAGGAAATAAAAACAGAAGGCAACCTAAACGTCACAGGATTAAACGAGGGAATAAACAGCATAATCAAATTCAGCCAAGATGAAAGCAATGAAGGCTGAAATCTTCGGCTACAACCTCACATCTGGACAACTAAAAATCGTTGGTTCAATACTAGACCCAACAGTCAAACGCCTATCTATCTGCGCCATGACCAGATACGGCAAAACCCGCGCAGCCGCAATCGCCGTAATGCTCTACATCCTATCACACAGCAACAAACGAATATTCTTTATCGCCCCAACAAACGACCAAACAAACATAATCAGAAACTACACAGCCGACCTAATAGCCCAAAGCCCACAGCTTGCAGCGCTGGTGGACACGCCAGCTCGAGGCGATCCTACACAACTCAAAAAGGAAGTATCAAAAAAGCGGGTCACATTCAAGAACGAATGCGAAATCCAAACATTAACCGCATACGGCGCAGGCGAAGAACCCGGCAAACAGATCATGGGATTCGGCGGAGACCTAGTACTCTTGGACGAAGCCGCGCTTATCTTGGACGAAGTTTACACTAGCCGAATCAGCCGAATGCTCGGTGATAGTCCAGACAGCAAACTTGTCGAACTGGTGAATCCGTGGCACCGCCACAATTTTGCTTGGCGTCACTGGCAGAACCCGGGCTTCAAAAAGATTCACATAGGCTGGCAGCAGGCTCTGGCTGAAGGCAGAACAACAGAAACCTACATCAACGAGCAACGTGAAGAACTGTCAGACTACGAGTTTAAGGTATTGTATGATTCAATCTTTGCGGAAGATTCTGAGGACACGCTTATTCGTTGGAGCTGGATAGAGGCCGCAACAAAACGGGTAATCGAGTTCAAGGTTCCAGTCCATAATGTTTGGGGCTTAGATGTTGGCGAGCAGGGACCAGACCTTACAGTCTTAACGAAATGTGAATCGGACGGCACACGATATGTTCATAAAGAGACATATGTCATAAAGGAGAAAGACACAATGCCAATAGCCAACAGGGTATCACAGATTGTGCCGAAGGGCGAACAAATCAATGTTGACAGCATCGGGGTCGGCGCAGGAGTTCACAGCAGACTAGCAGAACTTGGACACAAAGCCGCCTCAGTCAGAGTATCAATGAGCCCCACAAGCCATGGCGAACGCTACCTAAACATGAAAGCACAGAACTACTGGAGACTCAGAACAATATTCGAGCAGGGCTTAATCGCAATCAACAAAGAGGACAAGCTCATGAGTCAGCTTGGGCAGATGCGTTACGAGTTCACCTCGGCAGGAAAAATCAGGATAATAGACCCAACGGCGAAGAGTCCAGACTACAGCGATTCTTTGATGTTATGTGTCAGCAAAAATGAGGGCGTTGCGCCTTCATGGTTCTTGGTGTAAAAATAATGAGTGAAAACGAAAGAACGGTTACATATACAAAAGATGGGCTGCTAGCTTTTCCAGTTAAAGACAGCGAAGAGTCAGGAAGCGTCAGAATCCCGCAGACCAGCACCAGCCTCGGCGCAGGATTCGGCGACCCAATCACACCACAAGACCTAGAGTACGCTTCAGTCAGAGAACCCATCGCTGGATTCCTAATCTACGGCATAGCCTCAGACATCGTAGAGAAATGGTTTACAGTCAACAAGACAGACACGGAAGGCGAAGACCCAGACTTTGATTCTCAAGTCCAGAAAGCGCTTCAATCACTCAAATTCAAGAAGACTCTAAGACAACTCATCGAGTACGAAAGACTCTACGGCAAGGCATTACTGGTTGCAAGCTTCGATGACGCCTCAGACGTCAATCAATTAAAAAACGAGAAGAAGAAGGGGGCAGAACCTAAACAGCTCGTAGCCTATCCTCCACAACAGTATAAAGTATTAAGCTATGACACTGACCCGCAAAGCCCCAGATTCGGACAACCCAAAACCTACATGATCAACGCATTCGGCGGAGTAACATACACTCTCCACTGGAGCAGATGCAACGAAGTTCAAACCAGAACAAACGGAAAAAGCATCCTAGAACTAATCTGGGACGACCTCACATGCGGACGCAACATTCGTTGGGGAGTTGCACAGTGGATATTCAGGACGGGCGGCGGATTCGCAGTAATCAAGTTCCCCAAAGAAATCAACGGCGTAGCCACAACCCGCGAGCAGCTGCAGGCATGGGGCAATGCTAAAGAATGGAGCGACATCACACACAGAACCTACATCGGCATACTCAACGAGGTTATGGACTTCAAGTTTGAGGGCGCACAGGGCGCAGCACTTAACCCAGAGCCATTCTTTGACACCAACACGAAACAGATAGCCAAAGCCACAGGCATACCAAAAAGTATTCTTGAGGGCGCAGAGGCAGGCGCACTTACAGGCTCAGAACTCAACAATCAACAATACTACAAGAAAATCAGCGGATTCCAAACAGACTACGAAGAGCCAATAAGATGGACTATTGACGCCTGCATAGACGCGGGCATGGTTTCGGGAGTCAAAACCGTAGCTGACGAATCTAAGCCTGCGGGGTCGGTGCTGAAGCGTATGCTACGAAGAGTCGTTGTTCATGATGTGCAAGATGCAGAGCCAATCGACTACAAGATAGAATGGAACAGCGCCTTTGAACTTAACGCCCTCGACGAGGCAAGAACAGCCGTCCTCATCGAACAGGCTAACCAGACACGCCTAGAATACATGACAATAGACGAGGTTAGAGACATGAACGAAAAGAAGCCATTACCTAACGGCGAAGGCGCAAAACTGAAAGCATCACAGCAACAACAAGCCAGCTCTTTTGGGTACCCACAACAGAATGATCCCTTCGGCTTTGGCGACCAAACAGCAGAGATTCAACCCAACCAAACCTTTGTCGCCACACTCAAAAGCCTCGCCCAACAAGTAATCAAAGGCGAAATCACCAAACAGAAAGCCCTTGAAGAGGGAGCAGGCGTAATCGACGTTTACAACAAATTTGAGGAAGAGCAAGCAATCGGCTGGGTCAGACGAAGCACACAGACCACGGGACCAATCAGCCTAAACCCTGAAATGCAAGCAGAGCTGGAGGATCAGCGGCAACGGTTCTTGAAGAATTACGCTCGGATGCTTGAGGACGCGGAAAAGCTGAAAATAAGGAATCAGTAATGAGTGAAGATTATTGGAGTTCCGAAGAGGGAATAATGAACCGCATAGACCTACTCGCCGAAGACGTACGCATGGGCACATTCAATAATGCCACAAAAGTTTACGGCACAGCAGTCGGAGCAACACACTTCAAAATATCGGAAAACCTGATTCCCACCAGTTGCAGTTGGTGCAGGCTTCATGTTGGAAGAACATATCGTCTCGGCATGTTCATGCCTCACCTTCCAAAACATCCTCACTGTTTCTTGCCTGAAACTCTTGTCAGAACCGAAACAGGAATGAAACCAATTTCACAGATTCAATTAGGCGAAAAGGTGCTAACACATAGAGGCAGATACCGGTCTGTAACATTCATTCATAGGAACTATTATAACGGAAAAATAAAAAAGATGATGGATGTCAGTTCCACGCTTAATCATCCATTCCTAACTAAGCAAGGATGGATTCGAGCAGACAGCATTGATGACGTCAACGAAATCGTATGTGGGAATGTCGGCTACGATTTTAAGCCTATTACAAACTTGAAAACGAATAAGAGCCCATTTTCTACGGCGAAGCAAAACCTCCTTTCCAGTATCATACTTTCGTTTCTTAGAAGAGTTGTGCCAGTTTCCCCCATCAATTTCGATGGCAATCTTTCGGTTGGGAAGAGCAAAGTCAATGTTGTAGATGTCAAGGGCAAACTGAGAAATAACCGGTATATTCTCCGATTGAAAGGCGTAAAGAAATTTTTGTTCCAGTTCAGAAAGTTTGGGGTTGTTTTGGTTAAAAATTGCTCGTTGGCATTTTTCAGTGTGACTGTGTTTACGGTTACGCGCTGCAGCATGGGCTGCCTCATAAGTTGCGTATCGTTGACTAGGCGTTTTTCTAGACCACACAATCTTATCGGATTCGCCTCTAGAACGCAATTTGATTCCCGCCTTTCTAAGTCGTATCGAAATCATTCCTTGAGAGACTCCAAACTTTTCAGCTATTTCCCGTTGATACATTCCCGAATTGTACATGCTTATAACCTCGTTCATAGGTATTTGTTTCCTAATATTCAATTAATCACCACAAACTGTAATATTGACGGCAAATATAAAGGCTTTGTTTACAACTTGGAAGTGAAAGAAGACAGGTCATATTGTGTCGGAGAAAAACAACTTATCGCCCATAACTGCATCCATTATTTTATTCCTTTAAGGATTGGAGCCCCTCCTGATATGTGGAGTTGGCTCTTTTCATAGTCACAAAACAAAAAAATTTGGAGGAAACAAAGAATTGAGAACAATAGTAACGGATTATGCGCCTCTTGAGGATGCAAAAATCATTCAGGACGACGACAAATACTTGATTGTGAAAGCAGTCATAGCATCCGAAATCGTTCACCAATACAGTGACGGCTGGGCATACAAGCCTGCAGACGAACTAGAAAAAGCCATGTGGACAGCGTCAGGCGTTCCCATACGTGCGCTTGCTCACCCACGAGGCAGCCACATTGACGACGTTGAAGACGTGAACGGCAGAGTAGAAAACCCAGTGTTCAGGAAAGACCTGATAGACCCAAAAACTAAGCGTCCATGCAGACGAGGCATAGAGACAGACCTTAAATTCTTCAGGGCAAACGCGCCTGAAGTCACCGCTGGACCCTTTAAACCAATCAGCGACGCTACAGTAGAGTCTATCCGAAAAGGAGAACTTAGAGATAACAGCATAGGATTCAGCTGCAACAAAGACTACACTAGCGGAACATGGCAAGGTCAGCACTACGATTTTGTGCAAAGAAAAATACTGATTAATCATCTTGCCGCTCCGATTCCGAAAGGCAGATGCCCAGCGCCCTACTGTGGCATAGCAGTCGATTCAGTTGACGAACAGGATATGTGGGAAGTCAACGAAGAGTCTATCAGAAGCGGACACAAAAGCAGCGACGATTACGAAGGCATAAAAACAGTTGAAATTACAGACGGAATCAAAGCCCTTGTTGGCTGCCCCAAAGGAAAAATGGAAGGGGACAAATGCAGCGTCGGCATGGAGACAATCAGCTTCATCTTTGACAAGTCCAAATTCAGCATGGAAGAGGCAAAGGCATGGTTCAGCAAGCACCAAAGCAAAGACAGCGCAGAGCTTGAAGCCTATTTCAAGTGTCCAGTCTGCCAGAAGCTAGACGAGATTGGCGTTCTCGAGGTCGGCAAACGATTGATAATCGCCTACGGCACAGATGTGATGAATGTGATTGAAGGCAAAGACCAGCCACCCAAAACCGACGTGGAAAGAGCAAAACAACACTTCGGCTTATCTGACGAAGAATGGAATGCACTTTCTGACGAAGAGAAAAAAGCTTTGATTGCGAAGCTGCCGCCATTAGGCACAGGACGCACCGACACGGAAGACGTAATCGACCGCTATAGGCGAGCTGTAGAGAAACTCAGAAAATATGACAACATCATGGAGTAACTCCATTTTTATGCTTCTCCCTTCAATGAAGGGTTCACCTTTTGCCTACGTGACGAAACTAGGCTTCCCCTCAGCATGGGACATAAAGGCTGAAAAGAAAAAAGAAGGAAAAAAACATGTCAGAAATACCAAAAACAAAAGAAGAATGCGAAGCCGCAGGCGGAACATGGAACGCAGAAACAGGCACATGCAAACTCCCTGAAACAACAGACACTGTATCACTTGACGCTCACAGAGCAGTTCTCGCAAAGAATGAATCACTCAAAATCAGAGTCCAGCAACTCGAAAAAATAGTTGACGAAGCAACGCAAAGATTCAACCTCACACAAGCACGATACGAAACAGCAGAAAAAGCAGAAAAAGATTCGCTGATACAATTCTTTATCGAGGACAGCAAAGACAACATGGGGCACCCATCCCTAACAGCAGACGACTTCAAAAACTTCGACCTAAAACAGCTCTACGACCACAAGAAACTGCTCGCAAAAAGCGGCTCAACAGGATTCATCAGCGTCGCACGTCAAAGACAAGAAGACGCACACAAAAAACCTCATGGCACTGTAGGAATCTGGAATCCAACAACTAAAAAGTGGGAGGATGGAGTCTAATGGTAACAACCTACGGATCAGCAACCGCAGACGGTGGAGTCGGGCCACAACCAACAAACAGCATAGTCGTACAAGGAACACCTAAAGTTCAGCACCTACTCGTCGAAACAGTCACAACAATGTACCCCGGACACCTAGTCCAGAAGGGCACAGCAGACCACCAAATCATAGTCGGCACCGCAGGCGCAGACATAATCGGAGTCCTCGGATATGAGCAATGCCAAAAGAAGGACAGACCCGCAACAAGAGCAACCATCTACACGGCAGTCAGAGCACCCGTTCTATCGGGTCCGGGCGTAGTCTTGATGCTGAAACTCGCTGACGGCGAAACAGTCACCAAAGGCGAAAAGCTAGTGTCTGCAGCAGGCGGCGAAGTAGTCGCAGCAACGGCAGCAGCTCCTCCCTCGGGATCAGTCGCAGTAGAGTCAACAAGTGCGCAACCGACGATGGCAGGTTCACTAGCCACAGAAGGAATACCCATCGCAATAGCCGAAGAATCAGTCACCACATCAGGCGCGGCAGACTGGATAATGGCGAGGATGTTGATCTAAAATGAAGCCACTAAGATTTACTGGAAGAGACGAACCACTACAAGCAGAACAGGGCGCCTACGTGCTGCCCAGCATGATTGACATTGCACGCAGAGAGTTCATAGGACGAAAACTTTTTGGAACCGCCATACAATTCGTTCCAGAAGGAACACAAACCTACAGCTTCGACGCACTAACTGAAGTCAGCAACGCACGTATCGACCCCGCGTATCCGGGAGCAGAAAACCTTGACTTGACCGCAGCCACACGAACAAGCCTCAACATTCCCACACTACACAAAGAATCAGTGATACGTAAATCTGACCTTGATGCTAGCAGAATGAATGGCGCACCGCTTGATACCTCAGTCATTGACTCGATGACCTACAAGGTAGGATTGCTCGAAGACACTATGCTATTGATTGGCACCGCCCTCACAAACGGCTACGTCGTCAATGGACTCTACAACGAGGCAGTGGCAACAGGCAACACAGACGCAACAAACTATGACTGGGCAACACCAGCACAGATCATAACAAGCATCAACGCCGCAATAACCCTGCTCAAGGCAGACCACATCTTTGGACCATACGACCTAACAATCGGCGCAGAAGCCGCAGGATACCTGTCCGTGCTAGTCAACGATGGACCCGCCACCTATGGCGAATGGGTACAAAAACGGATAGGCGGACAAATCTACGAGACAGAAGCAATGGCAACTGGAACGGCGCTGCTGAGCAAAGCAAACAATGTTGGCGCATACAAGTATGTCATAGCCGAAGACCTCAGAGTCAAAACTGAGCTTCAGAGCGTCCGCGAAGGCGAAGGACTCTTCGCCAAAGTGTACGTGCGTGGCTTGCCAGTCATCTACGACTCGAATGCCCTATGCGCAATAAGCGACATAAGCTAAACTGAGGCTACAATGTAGCTTCTTCCCCCCTCGCATCTTTTAAGTGGCGAGGTCATCATAATTACGAGGTTATTCCAATGTCAATACCAAGCGGTTTCAAAAATCGAGAAGAGTATAACGAGTATATGCGCAAATACAACCGAGAGTATCGGAAGCGCAAGAAAGAAGAATTTCAGCGATTACATGCTGAACTGGAACGGTATAAACAATTATTTGGAAAAATAGATTAACAGGTGAACAATTTGACACGAAAAACCAAGAGTAAACCATCAAAAAAAGCTGACTCAGCAATGATTCAATCAGAACCGTTGGTGAAGTCGGTGAAGAATGTATTACCTAGTCCCCAGCAGGACTTTAAGCTGCTGATTGCTATTCCCGCAACAAAAACTAGCCACTTGCCAGACCAGCCCAGAGTTCTTGAGGCAATACGGAAGACGGCTGAAGGCTACGTTTATGATTTGCATGTTGGCGAAGCAAACGAGCTGGGATGGCAGCATGTAGTAGACCAATTCAATCATGTAGCCGATAAGGTAGTGAACGAAAACTACGATTATGTGTTGCTTGTAGAATCGGACGTGTTCATCGCAGAGAACACTTTATCACATTTACTTAGTTTAGATGTGGACGTGGCGGTTGCAATCGTCCCAAACCACAGTTACCCAGATCATCCTAGACTTCATGAACTTCACAAGAATCTGGTGTGTGTAGCATGGTTCCGAGACCCTAAACATTACTGGTTCAGAAGCTGCACCATGCAAGAGGTGAAAGACAAAATCTTAACCTTCAAGGATGGTCCCCTACTTGCGGGCACAGGGTGCATACTCATAAAACGGAAAGTGTTTGAGTCTGGAATCAGATTCGTTAATGCCCTACACAAAGCCAGCTACGACATCATCTTTTGGCGTGACGTTGCAAACGCTGGTTTCAGCGGCGCAGCTGACGGCTACGTGATTTGTGAGCATGGAGGAAACTAAAACAGATGCAAAATCAGCTTCATCCAGACGCGACATATACTCGGACTGTCAAATTCACGGATGAAGATGGAGAGTACTTTGATCCCACATCCATAACTGTTACCTTTTTTGATTCACGTAGAATCCAATCAGGCGACAGCATTACATTAGACGCATCAGACAAAGAGGATACTGGAATTTACATTTTAGCTTGGAATGTGCCCTCTGACGCTGATTCTGGGCAGTGGGCATGCAACGTCAAAGCGGAGTGCGGGGAATCGGTTAGCATTCAGGAATGGAAGTTTAGCGTCTACACCATGCCTTATGGCGACTTCAGCAAAATCAGAACACTTTGCAGTCTTGATTCGGATGAAACTGCCTTTGATGGGCGATTGCAGGATTGTCTTGACATGATGGCGACACAAATCAACGATGAATTATCCGAAGTGGCGACAACGCCTTTAACTTCTGTTCCTGACATAATCCACACAGTCGCGAATTTGCTGACTGCGGGGCTATATCTTCAGTCTAATGCCCCTGACGAGAAAGAACACAATTACACAGTTCGCGCAGAAAAGATGCTTGACAGATATGTGATTAGGCAGAGACGATTATCGAGCGAATTGCCGATTGTGATTGGAAAAGACAAAAGCATTCAGTTTTGACGTAACAATCACAGGAACAAAAATATAAACTGGAGACTGTTTACGTTTTGGGTGTTGAAGGCGGAAAAGTCTTGCAGATAAACGAAGAGGGGAAAGTGATTGACTATTCCAGTTAAGCTTCCGAAAGAAGTTCTGAACCTGTTTCCTACTTGGGAGTACAGGTGTCCATGCTGTAGCACTTACGTGGAATCAAACGTTTCGTTGTGTCCTAACTGCAAAACACCTTTCAACGAAAACAAGTGGCGTGTTCCACCACGATTCCTCAAGAACCCTGAAGCCATGAGCGAATACGCGCATAAGGTGTTGGTGCCTAAGTTAACGCAGAAACAGCGCGAGTTGTTATTTCAGTATTTCACAGAAATATTCAGTGACGGTTTCGAGAGCGGCGATTTTAGTGAATGGACAGGTACTAAGATTTCAGGTACTTCTACACTTGAAGTTAATTCCGACAATCCATATCAAGGAACCTATAATGCTGAAGCTTATTATTCTGCGGGAGAACCAGACGGAGTTTATAGTTATGAGAACATTGGCACAAGTTACTCGACAGCTTACATTAGAGGCTATGTTAAATACGCAAGCATATCATCTGGAACAAATTTAATACTTCCTTGTGTTGGTTTTTGGGTAGAAGACCATGCAACTAACACTGCAAGAGGTGGGATGGGAAGAGATGGTAGCGGAAATGCTAAATGGGCTATAAGATATTATGATGGAGGTTCTTTCTATAATGCTTTTGGCTCACATGAACCTTCTGCCGATACATGGTAT